ATGATTGAAATTTTTTCTATTTTTTCTTATAATTCTGTAGCCATTTATGTAGCCAAAGTAAAAAAGCTAATTCTGGCTACAAAAATACTAAAAAAAGGTTTTTTTAATGCTAACTCAAAAAGATATAGATAATTTAGAAATAAAAGATAAAAGGTATATGATTAGCGTAGGAGAACCAAAAGAATTATATGTCCGAGTTAATCCAACGGGTAAAAAAGTTTTTTATTTAAGAGCTTCAAAATTTAAAAATTTTATAACAATAGGGGAATGCCAAAAAGGTGTTTTAAATGTTACAAATGCAAGAGAAAAGGCAAAAGAGCTCTTAAAATCAATGTATGATGGAAAATTTATCGGCAAAAATGATAAGGTTATGACACTTGAAAAAGCAAATTTTCTTTATGTTGATATAAAATCTAAAAAATTAAATTCAGCTACAATCAAAAAAGAACAGTCAATTTTTAAAAAATATATTGTTCCCACTTTGGGACAAAAAGATATAAATGAATTGAAAAAAGATGATTTTCTACCTATTTATGATTTAATGCAGAAAAAAGGAATATACGAAACAATAAAGAAAAATATATCTTTGCTATGTAGGATATTTGAGATTAGTAGACAAAGAGGCGATTTAAAAACAGATATAATACTTCAATTGAAAGATTTAAAGAAATTTTACAATGAAGCAAATCATAATAAAGTTAAACATTTTAAAGCTATAGTAGAAGAACAAGAAATAAAAAATATGTTAGAATGTATGAAAGAATATAAAAATCATCCACGGACAAATACAACTATAATTAATGCAATTTATTTTACGCTGTTAACAGCACAAAGAAGTAAAAATATTCGATTTGCTAAATGGAGTGATATTGACTTTGAAAACAATCTTTGGATTATAAAAGCAGATGAAATGAAAGTAAGATCTAATGGTGATAATATTATCCCTTTAAATAAATATGCTTTAAAGATACTAGATATGCAAAGAATTTTAAATGGAGATAAAAAGTATATTTTCGCTAATAATAATGGAACTATTAGCGAGAATTTTGCTGTAAGATTTTTTAAATTTTATAATTTAGAGCACACTATACATGGATATCGTTCTACTTTTAGAAGTGTTTATACTAATAAAAGCAATGAGTTAATTCAGCAAGGTATTAGTAAAGATATAGCAGAAATGATATTACATCATATAAGCGGCAATGAAATAGAAAGGGCTTACAACAGAGCCAAGGCAATTGATTTAAGAGCAAAACTTATGCAATGGTATGGAAATTACTTAAACTCTCTTTGTGAGTTTTGCTTTTAATGTCTCTTAGCTTTAAGCCATTTTTCTATTTCTTTTATTTCATATCTTATGGATTTTCCTATGCGAATGTAAGGTATTTTACCATCTTGTCTTAACTTAAATAATGATGTTATACTAACTCCTAAATATTCGCTCAATTCTTTTTCTCTAAAATATTTTTTAACCATTTTCAACTCCTAATCTTTTATCTATAATTTCAAAAATAGTATCCTTGTAATAACTCCAAAGCCATTTCTGTTCTTCATCTTCTAAATCATCAACGCTTAAATTACGCCATTCTTTTATTGTTTTAGTATCACAACCTAAATTCATCATAGTTTTTGTAAAAGTCATAACATAGGTATCAACGACAACACTAAAGATATTTTTCATATCTCCTATACAGTCCCTAAGATCTACATTTTCAAATATACAATTTTCAAATTCTGTTCTTAGAAAATTACAAAAATTAAAACTTGCTCCACTAAAATCGCAATCTATAAAAGATGCATTCTTGCTTGAAATATCATTTAAATTAGCGTTTTTAAAACTAGCACCATTTATAAATACATTATCAAAATCCAAACCACTTAAATTTAGATTTTCTAAGTTTGCATCATTTAAAGAAATACCTTCTAAAATGCAATACTCAACTAATTCTTTTTCATTTTTTCTATCATCTTTGATAATGATAGTTTCATCAAGTCTTTTTAAAATTCCCATCTCATCTCCTTAATATTTTTTTCCATTTTTCTTCGTATTCATCATAATTTTGCCAATAATCAAGAGTTTGTTTTAGCTTCTTAACAACAGCATCCCAAGTTGTCATTTTTGTACTTTCTAATGCTATTTTTTCAGCCAAAAATTCAAATTCCCACTCTTTAAAGCAAAGCATATTATAATCCTTAGCTAGTATTTTTCTAAGCTCTAGTAATTCTTCCTTGCTAAGCTTTCTTTTAAAGCTTAGTTCATTCTTGTGTTCTAAGTCGTATTGTAAGGCTTTAATTTTGTTTTCATATTTCTCCTTTTGTTGTTTAAGCTGTGATTTATAACCTATCTTTTGATGATGATTTAAAGAATTAAGCCTTAGATTTTCATCGCTTAGGGTTTTAAATCTAGCCTGTGTTTGCTCTCTTAAAAGCTTAGCTACTTTTTTGCGGTATTCTTTAGCCTTAGGACTTTTTATAAAAAAGCCTAGCATATAAACACCTTCTAAGGTCCATTTGATTACTCTTTGCCTTCCGCCTTTGGTTTGCTCATAATCATAGAAATAGTGTATATTTTCTATGAGTTCATCGGCGTGATAGTTTTTAGTGCTATTTATGTTTTGTTTTGAAGTTTCATAAGATATTGCAACTTCTGTATTTAAAAAAATTGTTTTTTGGGTTAAAGTTTGCATAATTACTCCTGCTTTTTAATTTAAAAGCAAGAGTGTTTGTAAGTTTAGTGTTGTTTTTTTACCTTTTTATAAGCTTTGTAAGCCTCATAAGAAGCAATAATAAGACAAATAGTTAAAAATCCGCTGATTATATATTCACCGCTCATTTTTTCTCCTTTCTATCTGCATAAATACTAAGTGCCATAAGTGCCACACTGCCAAACACTATATAAATGTTATTTAGTGTGATGTTGCCACTAAGTAAAGCATAATTACCATTGACAAATAAGCCAAGTCCTATGTTCTTAAGTAACTCTAACATAGTCAAATTTTAACAAAACTAACTTAAAACACTCTTACTTTAAAAGAACATTACAGAATTATTCTGTATTCTTAGAGTAATTATACATAAATATTATATAAAAGTCAATATATTTTATAGAAAATATATATATTTTTTAAAAATAAATACATAAATTTTCTGTATTTTAAAGGTATAAAGAATTTCTTTACACCTTTAAATGCTTATTTTTGAAGCTCTTTAAATAGTCTTACAAACTCATCAAGCATTTTAAGTCTTGTTTTTAAATGATGATTTTCTAATACTAAATTTAAAGATTTTTTAGCTTGTAAAGGCAAATCATTATCATTAGCTACCCATTTTTGAATAGTAGTAAGATGCACCCCCAAAATCTCGCTTAACTCCTTTTGCGTGATATTTAACTCTTTGCAAACCTTTTTAACGATGTTTTCTTTCTCTTCTGTCATATTACTCCTTTATATCTTTTGGTATAATACTATGTAATGCTGTAATACGATAAAGCTTAACTAAGCCATCTATTTTATGCACTGATAAATCTACTAAGTAGTAATTATCGAATGGATTTTTATTGATAAGATCTTTTGCTTCTTTATCTACTATTTCAGTGCTTATTGCTTTATTTGGAACAATATCATCACATATAGCCTTATCTTTTACTATGCGTTCGCTATCTTTAACTTCTTTCATTCTTATTAAAACATTTTGGAAGTGTTTTTGTTCTTTGTCTTCATAGTTTTTGATTTGTTTTGCTGTGGCTATGCCTTGTTTATAAGCGTCTTTGTTTTCTTGATTAATAATAATGCAATCTTTATAATCATTAAAAGTAATACTAAGATTTAAATCTTTTTGCTCTGCTAAGGCTAAAATGCTTTCTAAGTTGTCAAGATTACTCTTAGTTAATGTTTTATCTTCTTTAATCTCTTCTACACTTTTTTTACCTATATTTTTAATATTGTTAAAGAATTCAAAATAAGCATTTATATTTGGTAGCAATTCTCCAAACATAAGAGCACCACATACAACAAGATTAAAAACATCACTTCCTTTTTCTACTGATTTTAAAGTTGTTTTAATACCGCTAGTTCCTTGAGTTATATAAATATACTCATCTATAGAATTGTTTAATGCCAATAGTGCGTTAGATAAAGTTTTAATATCTATTGGATTATCTTTTTGTATGGTAAATCTTATATTTACATTTTCAATTGCATCTCCCATAATACCTCCTTTACAATTCCTTCATCACCTGCTAAAGTTTCATCTTTAAATATTTCTTTTCTATATTTTTCTAAGTTTTCCATTAATTCTCCTTTATTTAAAACATAAATTTAAGGCTCATTTCTAAAGCCCTATTTACAATACTTCTTATAAGCTCATCTCTTCCTGTACTTAAAGCTTTTTTAAGTTGAACCCCTAAGCCATCTTGTTTTAAAAGCTCTAAGGCTTTCGGTTTTAAAATAGCTTTTTTAACTTTTCCGCTTTCTAAATCCATACTCTCAAAATCCAAAAAATGATTATTTTTTAGGTAATTTATCGTATGATAAGCGTTTAATTGATGTGTTAAAAACTCTTCATATTCTAGTTTTGGGATAAAATCAAAAAAGTTAAAATCGCTTGGAATAGGAAAGGTACTATAAAGTTCTCCCAAAGTTTTTGCCGTATAGCTTTCAAAAAGCTCAATATTTTCACTCATTTAAATCCCCATTTATTGCAAAGCAAATTTAAATCCGTATTTGTCTTTAAAAGTTCATCAAAATAAAGCTCTAGTTTATCAATATAAAGTCTAGCACCTTTTAAATCATCATTTTGTATATTTTTAATTGCTAGATTTTTACTATCTTTGATAAGTCTTTGAAGCTCATCTTTTTTATCTTTAAGCTCAGTTAAACGACCTCTTGCGTAAGTAATTGTTTCTTCTTGCATTTTAATCCTTTATCTCATACAAAATTCAATCAGATCATCAATATCATTAAAATCATTTTTAGAAAAGTATAAATAAGCTTTAGGACTGATTAAAACTCCTGAAAAATCGCTATTGTTTTCTTTGTCGTATTTTAAAACTTTGCATTCTTTTAGAAAATGAATACAAGAGCTAAAGTCTATTTTATATTCTTTACAATCTTTGTTAAAGTCATCTGAAAAAAGTATGCTTTGATTTGGAAAATCATTTAAAAGTGTTTTTATAATACGTTTTGAAATAAGCTTAAAAGCTTTGAAATTTTGCATTAATTCTCCTTTATTTTATTTTATCAAAATTTTACTTAAGCAAATAGACTTCTTTCTATATGTTTAAACATAATTTCATTAGCACTTTTAAAAAAGTCTTTTTTAATCTCAAAGCCATAAGCTTTGCGGTTTAAATTACAAGCTGCTAAAAGAGTACTTCCGCTTCCAGCACATGGATCTATAACAACATCACCTGCATCTGTAAAAATAGTGATTAATCTTTCTAGTAATTTAACAGGCTTTTGTGTGGGATGCACTTTAGGAATGCCTTCATCTTTTTGCCAATCCATGCAGTTATAAATCATCTTTCCATCATTGTTAAATTTTGGAAGTTTTTCACGATATAAGATTAAAGCATATTCACAATTTCCAACTATTTTCATATTTGCTTTTAAAACTTGAGATGAGCTTTGTTTTCTAAAAACCAAATTTATATAATGATTAAAGCCATATTTTTTAGCTACTTCAATTAACATTGCTTGTTGCTCAAAAGAGCAAAAAACAATCATGCAAGGACTTTTACCGCATTCTTTAGGTTCTTTTATAAGCATTTTAGAGCAAAAGTGCATAAATTCGCTAACTCTAAAATCATTATCTGTGTCAAAAAATGCTTTGTTTGCTTTTTTGCTTTCTCCATTTTTATTATCCCCATTTATATACCATTCAGGAGATGAAGCATAAGCATTGTTGCCTAAATTATAAGGAATATCAGCTATTACAAGCTGTGCTTTTGGTATATTATATCTTTTAAAATTTTGAAAATGGTCGTTATATAAATTTGGTTTCATTCTAACTCCTTAAAAATTTTTCAACATCTTCAAAAGCTTTAACAATAAGCTTTTTTTCATGAAAGAAATTTCTTCCGCTTGACTTACTTTTGTAAATTTTGTAAGCCTTTCTGAGTTCTTTTTTGCTTATGTGATTTTTATAATTTATTTTTTCGATTTTTATTTCATTTTGTTTAGCAAATTCGCAAAAACAAGTTCTTCTTTCACTAAATGGTATGATTTTTACAATTTCAAGATAATTAGAACGGCAAACTTTCATCATCATCTCCTATTTCGATATATTTTTCATTGTTATTGTTTTTTACTTCATTTCCATAAGGATTGTAACTCTGATTTTCTTTTGGAATAAATGATTTATTATTGTCGTTATTTAAAGATTTATGCCTTGCTTTAAAAGATTTTATAGATAAAGGCTTTTTATTATTTTGAAACTCATCCATGTTTTGCATTTTTTCATTAAAAATTCTATCAAGAAAGATTTTGTTAGCAAGCTCTCCATTTTTACTTAAATATTCTTCTGTTCCAAAACCTAAAACTAAAAGTTTATTAACTAAAGAATTTAGATAAATAACTTCAGTCTGCACTCCAAAAACATTCTCATTTCCCTTTTCGCTAAAATCAAGTTCATCAATTCCAAAGAATTTCATAATAGCGTTTAATTGTCTAAATCCTAAATAATTTTCTTTTTCTCCATTTTTATTGATATAGCTAAAATCGTTATTTTTAGCTACAAAAAGATTAAAAATAGCTAGTTTTTGCTCTTTTCTGGTTAAAAATTCAAAACAAATAAAAGTATTATTGCTTCCATCACTTGCCAATTTATCATATAAAAAGGCTTTGCGGAAAACTCCGCTATAAATCCCACCTTCACTTAAATACTCTACGCTTGGCGCATAATTTGCCACTTCAAAACTTGCCTTAAATGCTGGTAGCATTATAATTCTCCTTTTAATTGTGTTAAAAATTCATCTTTATTACTTAGAACTTCTTGTATTTTTTCACTTGTAAATAAAGAATGTTTTTTTATAAAATTGTTTTGCTCTTGGGTGTTTAAACCATTATCACTCATAAATTTTCTAAGTTCAGCACCTAAAGCTTTTAATTCTTTTGCTTTATTTTCTATAGCTTTTTCATCACTACCCCAAACTTTTAAATCTTCATTTGGATTTAAAAATCGCTTTTCTTTTATCGTTTCTAATTCACTCTCATCAAGCATTCCAAGTCCGCAAATACTTAAGGTTACACGCCTTTTTGCTTTTGTGATAGTTTTCATTATTGCGTTCGCTAAATTATCGCCACCTAAATTTTTAATATTTAAAGCACCTGTATCGCAATCAGTTCTTCCATCTGGTGTTGCTGCGTAGGCTGTAACCATATAGATATCGCCAACTTGTGCCACTTCTGTTTTTGTAATACTTACTTTTCTTATTTGTCTTAGTTGATCTGTTGCTGATTTGTTTGCGTATAAAGTAAGTTTGCCATTTAATACTATGTATTCAAAAGGCTTTGTAAGCATGTTTAAGCCTAAACTTTCACAAAGATTTTTAACATAACTCGCTCGTTCTACATCACTAAGCTTTGATAAATCACCTTTTACCAAAGCCAACTCATAAGGATTAAAATTTATTTCTAATTTATTTTCTTCTTTTAATACAACTTCATTACTCATTTTATGCTCCTTTTTTGATTTTTAAACACATTGAAGTACTTTCTTTATAAAACTCTTTAGGCACAGTAATATTTTTTTGCTCTAAAAAGCCCTTATAATCAATTGTAGTTCTACTTTGCGGATAAATTGTAATATCTAAACATCTTGCTTTTTCTCCATTTGCTAAGGCTATGAGTTCTTTTTTAAGACTTTCTAGCTTTTCTTTAATAGGTTTAATCGTGTTTTCAAGCCTTATGATTTCAATCGTTAGATTTTTTGCTTTAGTATCTTTAAGCTCTTTATATTCACTTTTTTGATCTATGATATAATCTAATATAAATTGCTTTATATTTTTAACTAACCATTTTTGATAAGCTTCATCTTTTAAAACTTCGCACTCTACAATCTCTTCTTCTTTATTCATGGCTACAAAAATGCATTTTTCTTTACCACTGATATAGAGTTGAAATTGAACTTGGGCGTAGTATTTATCGCTTGGCTTTTTATTTCTTTTGATAAAATCATACTCATCTTGCGAATATTTAAACTCATAAATAACGCCGTTTTTATCGATGCCATCTAAACTTGCAATAAACATTTCATTTTCTAAACTTTGTAAAACTATAGGAGTGATACTCACAGAATGTAAAAACTCAACTCTAGCTCTAATCAAAGCTTCATAATTATTGCCTTTTTTCATAGCTTCGTTTTGATAGACTTCTTTAAGTCCCAAGATGATATCTCTTGCTTCTTCTTTGGAATTAAAAGCACCTTTGATACCTACGCAAGATGCTACCATCGATGCACCTATTTTTCCTTTTCTAAAATTTAACCATTCATGGCTACCTTGTTCTAAGTCGATTATTTTATACTGCATGATTAATTCCTTCTAATAATAAATTTGCGATTTTAATTTGTCCTTTGCCTGTGATTTTCGTTGTGCTTACTAATCTATCTCCATTTATTGTGCTGATAGTTGTTTCACTTACTTTAAAAAGCCCTTGTTCTATGCATTTTTGATAAGGCTTATTATCACTCATTAAAAAGCCATTATCCCTTAAAAAAGCAAAAAGTCTTTTTTCTCCGATTTCAATTTTATTTTTTTCATAAAGTATTTTTGCGAAATCTCTTATTAAAATAGCATCATTAGTATCTTTTATACGATTTGCAAAGTGAATAAGTGGTGCGTTTTGTTCGGCTTCGTTTTTTAGGCTTTGATTTTCTATTTGAAGCTTTTCATTTCTCTCTAAAAGTTCTAATTGCATTTGCAAACTTTCTTTTAATGAAAGCGGTTTATAACTTTGTTTTTTAAGCTCATTTTCTAAGTATTCTAATCTATCAATTATCTTTGCTCTTAGTTCTACACTATATCCACTCACTAAAATTAGCACTTCTCTTTTTGGTAAGCGATAATACTTGTAAAACTGCTTATTTTGTGGGTTTTGGTAGGTATGCTCAAATTTGAAGACACCCCCTTCAACCACTTTTTCTAAGTAAGTTTCTATATCTCTTGTAACATTTCTGTGTTCTTTTCCTGTAAGCTCTGCTATCTCTAAAGAAGTTAAGCTTATTTCTTTGTTTTCATCTTTTCTAAACAGCTCTAAATTCATTTTTCATCTCCTTTTAATAATTTTAAAATTTTTTTATCTCTAGCCTTGTTATTTTGAATATAATTATCAAGGCAACAAAATATACTGAAAGCAAATTCCAATACTTCAAAATTGCTTAAATCCTTTTTTCCTTTAGTCGCTTTTGCTAAACATTCTAAAAACTTTTCTTCTTGACTCATTGGTATCCTTTTGTAATTTTTTGTATTCTTAAGAATTACAAAATTATATAAAATTATTTTTGTATTGTCAAGTAATACAATGTATGCTTTACAAAAAAAAGTTTTTTTTGTAAAATTACAATAAATTACAAAAAGGAAAACATTGGAAGAGAAACAAAAAACCAATAAATCAGAAATAATATCGATAAGGCTTGATACTGTAACAAAAAACAAACTCGCCTATATATGCGAACTTGAGTATCGCCCTATGGCTTTACAAATAAGAAAAATCATTGAAGATTATATTAATGCCTATGAAAGCGAAAATTCATTATGGCAAAAAGGTGATTACCCTAATTAGTTTTATTTTTATTCTTAACATAATCGCTTAAAATTTTAACTATTTGAGTTGCTAAAGGGCGGTATTCTTTATCTGCTATTTTTTGCAACTCTTCTTTTAATTCTAATGGAATTCTTATACTTAGCGGTTTTGTTTGTTTTTTCATAATTCTTTCTCCTTTAATCTTTTTACTTCTTTAATAGCTTTATCATCATTTTTAAAAACGCCTATAAGCCCTAAAGCATCAAGTATTTTTATACGAAAATTACTAAGTTTTACATTGATTTCAATTTCTTCTTCGAGTTTCAATGAAATTTCATTTATAGCAGTATCTTTTAATGCTATTACACCTTTTAGCCTTTGAATTTCTTTTTCTAAATATCTTATTTTTTTATTCTTTTTACTATTTAAGAACATAGTTTCGACCTTTCTTTTGCATAAAGAAGCTCATAAATTTTATTTTGCAAAGAGCTAATTTCTTTTATATTTTTCATATTTGCTTCTATTTGGTCTTTTAACTCTTTTAAAAGTTCTATTTTTTCATTTTCAAGATTAGAAATTTCAGTTTTTAAAGATTTATTTTCATCTTTTAAAGACTTATTTAGCTTCATTTCTTTTCTGTACTCATCTTTACTTAGTTTTATGATGACTTGTTCTTTTGTGTGATAAGCTTTCATTTTTTCTCCTTTTAGATTAATGCTTAAAAGGGACAACTGAGTTCTTTAGAAGGGAAATAAAACAAAAAGGCAAATTCTCAAGTAGTAAAGTTGCCCCATTTAAGCATTAAAGGAGTTTAAGAAAAGCCAAGAGCCTTGCTCTCTTGGCGTGAGTATTGTTTAAGTATAGGCTAAGCAAGGCTATTCTATAATTTTAGTGTTAAGGTTATTGCTGGTTGATTATTTCAATCAGCTCTTTTACTATTTTTAATAGCAAGAAAATAATATTTAAAATCTTTTCTATCATTAAAAATAGCTCCTTTCCCACCAAGAGAAATTAGCCACTTAAACAATGTTATTTTATCAAATTTATTTTTATTTTTGATAAAGCCGAGTAAATCCGCAAGTCTCGGCATTGTATAATCGTTTAAGTTTATGCTAAGCGGATTTGGTTAGAATTTGTCTGTGTTTTATAAAAGTGTGGCTATTTAATTGTAAAGTCTTAATAGCTCTAAAACTAATTGTAAAATTAGAATTAAAATAGTTATTAATTTTTCAATCATTTTAGCCTCCTTTCTCAACACCGAGACAAGTTAGCAACTTAAACTTTATAATTATACTTTCTTTTTCTTAAACTCTTGATTTTCTGTCGTTTTTAAAGTGCAAGAAAACCTTAAAAATAGCACTATAAACAATAATAACGAGCCAAGTTTATGGATAACTTGCTAACCCTTCCGCTATGTTATTGCTATTGTTTTATCCGAAATAAATTCGTTTAAAACCGCTTTGCTAAAGCCCCCGTCCCACTTCGTGGGTAAGAGTAAAGCAAAGAAAAGAACATTAGCAATTAAGCTTAATTTTCAAGCGGTCAAAAGCTTAAGAAAGCCCTTTTTTAAAGGACTTGTTAAACTTTTAAAAAAGCTTTTTGCATTGTTTTTCGAATTTTCTAACTCTCTCTAAAAGTTCATAAGCATTTCTCATAAATTCATCTCCATAAGCTTGTAAAGATATAGATATTTCTTCATCATCTTCTAAGCTTATTTCTAAAGAGTTTTTAAAATCTTGCAAGTTTGCAAATATATTTTCTAAATTCTCTTTGCTTTCAAACTCATTTGCAATTAATTCTTTTGTTTGGCTAGAAATTCTTTTTTCTTCTCTATCAAAATAAAAATCTGTGAAACTCATTTTTTATCCTTTTTTAGTTATAATCACTTTCACTCTAGGAAGGTGATGTAATGGACGAAATACAAAGCTTAAAAGCTCAACTTAATAATCTTCTTTTAAGAGTTAGCGAACTAGAAAGTAAAGTCGCAACCCTTGAAAAAAGACTAAATGACAAAGATTTTCAAGTTTTAAATGAAACTCCTAATCTTTTAGAGAAATAACAAATCCTTTGTTTTCAAACGCTTCTTTGGTGACTATGTTTTTAACTGCATTATCAAGAACATCAGCTAAAAACTCTTCCAAAGAAGCGTAACTTTTTGAATAATTTCTTTCAAAAGCTATTTCTAGCATTTTTTTAAAATCAGGTCTTAAATCTAATTTAATCTCTAGCATTTTTTCTCCTTTTTGTTTTGTTGAAATAATTCTACAAAATGGATAATTAAAACAAACTTAAAATTTATACAATTTGGATAATTTTTAAAAAATATTTGTGGTATAATTTGTTATATGAATTAAAATAAAGGGTATATTTTTTGAAAAATCAAACATATGAAGATAAACTAGAAGAAGCATTTGATGATTATCTAGATGATAGAATGAGTAAATATGAACTTTTTAAAAAAATCAGTGAAATAAAAATTGAAAATTTAAAAAATATTAAAGATGTTTATCTAAAAGTTCCTAATTTATTTCAATTTAAATGGCTCCTATTCTGTGTAGTAATGTATTTTATTTGCGTTTTTATATCTATGAGTTTTTTAAAAAATGAAGTTTGGTTTTTTGTTTATTTTATATTTTTTCTATATGTTTATGCAAAAGGAGTTGACAGAAAAATTTTAGATAGAGATTTAAGATATTTATCTAATAGCATAGACAATTGTGAAGAATATATAGAAAAATTAAAAGAGAGAATTAAATATATCGAAGATGAGCTACTTGATTTTATGGATGGAGCGAAAGAAAAAGCAATTATAGAAGATTATTTTAAATTAAAAAAATATGCTGAATATGTAAAATTTCAACTTAAAATTTTAGAATCACAGCCAACGTTACAAAATGAATTAGATAAATTGAAAAATTCTTTTAAGTTTGAACCATCACATAAAACAATTGATTTTTATTTTTCTGGAATTGAAAAACAAATAAAAAACGAAATGGGATTTAGCGATAAGATGAAATCGATAATAGAGAATGAAGAAACTCTTTGGTTTAATAAAGATAGCTACAAATTTTATAATTATTTCTATAAAGAACGAGAAGAAGATTAAAAACTATTTGCGATGGATATAAAAGGTTTATGGGGTATTGAGAGTAAGACTATAAAAAATAACCAAGAAAAAATCTTGGTTATGAAGTTATATTGATTATCGTTCTTCCAAGTTTCATAAATGTGTTATGAAAATCTTGTATTTTTTCTTTACTTGTTTGTTTAGCTGCGCCAAACTGATTGGCCTCATCTAAATCTTTATCATCTAGTAAAAATACTGGTTTTTTACTTCTTTGACTTATTGCTATTAAAGTATTAAAATCTGGAATCTGTGCTAAATCATATGGGGATAAATTTGGAAATTCATTTTTTATTCCATTTTCAAATTTTTCCTTTTCGATTACACAATTAATATCTGACAATTCTGTTACGAGTGTAGTATTAATAGCTTCTCTTATAGCGCTAATCCATTTTTCAAACGCCTTTGTAGGAGCCTCATTTCTAAGTCTGTATCTTTGTTGGATTGCTCCTATGAATAAAGGATTATTGGATATACCTTTTACACCTGTAGCTTGTTTAAAATCTTTTATTTCTTTATGCCATAATTTAATAGTTTTACTTAATGAATGTATTGCTTGTAGGCAAAAATAATCCGGACTTGTAGGAACTATAAAATATCTACTACCCATAAGAGCAATTTGATTTAGACCACTAATACTAGGGCTTAAATCTAGCAATACATAATCTATTTCATTATTTATTGCTATTTTGTTTAAAACTTCAAAAAAGCATGTTATGATATTGCCCAATATCGGAATACCTGCGGTTATTTTCAATGCCGTTGTTATTTGACTATCTAATTGAGAAAGATTTAAACTACCAGCTAATAAAAATAAATTATCATTTACTGGAAAAATTTTACCATCATTGGCTAAATCATAACTATTAGCTCCAGATATAATTTTTTCAATAATAGGCTCGAATGTTATAAATTGTCTACTCTGATAAAAACTAGCCATAAAGTCATCATCTAAGGCTTTGCTTGATAAAACAAGTCCTGTTAAATTACATTGCGGATCTAAATCCACCATCAAAATCTTTTTACCCAATTTTGATAAAGCCCAACCTATATTATAAGTTGTTGTTGTTTTGCTAACTCCACCTTTGTGGTTAAAAAAACATATTGATTTTGCCATCAATTCAGTTCTCCAATATTTTTATAATAAATTATATATTATTTTAAATAATATAAACTATAAATTCTGTATAATTGTATAAACTTTCAATCTTCGCTTGTAATATGTATAATCAGCAAAAGCTAGAGTTGCTAGCAGTGGTAAGATTATAGTTTTTTCATTTTGTTTAACTTGTTGCTTTAATCATTTCTTTTAAAGTTCTGCTTTGGTTTTCTTCATCATAAAAAGGTTCAAAGTTAAAATGCACTTTTTCTAAATTTTCCCTACCCTTTTGAGTTTTTTTACCAAGCGTAAATTGTTCACATTGTAAGAAATATAAAAGCATATCATATTCTAAAGTTTTTGCAAAAGCTTCTTTTATATCATCTATGTTTGCTATATTTCCAAGTCTTGAAAATATTTCATTTTTAGAATGCTTATTTATAATATGAAAGTTATATTCTCCACGCTCAGATATTAGTTCTAAATCATTTTTAAAATCAGTATCTATTAAATTAATAGCATTATTTTTTATTTCCTCGTATCTTATATTTCTTTCTTTTGATTCAAAATTTTTAAATTTTTCTCCTATTTTTTCATAATATAAAAAATTTTTTGTACTTTCTAAAGTATCATGCAATATAGTATCAAATTCGCTAAACCTAAAATGATTACCATACCAATATTTTTCATTTGTTTCTAATTTTAATCTTTCAATACTATTTTTAATAAAATTGGTATTTAGAAAATGACATTTAGATAAGATTTTTAAATGTGTATCGCTAATATAATGTTGTATTTTATTTCCATTCTCATCCCAAAGCCAAAAACCTATATTTATAAATTCTTCACTGGCTGAGTAAGGAAAATATTTTATCATTTTATATTTAAACATTTTCATGACTATATACCGCTTTTTGTCCTTGTCTTTTATATATCATATTGCTTAAAGCTTGTTTTTGTGCTGAAGTCAAGCTTAGCCATTCTAATGGTATAGCGTTTATTATATCTAAAATTTCTTGACAATTTAATTTCTTTTTATTTATTTTGATATGTTTTAAGTGGTCAAGCAATAAATAATTTTTATCGAAAGTATTTTTATCAAAATACTGATTAGAGTTAATCTCATCATCTAAAATAATATTTAATGCCTTTAATATATCAAAAGCTAAACCAAAATCAATCAAAAAAATCTTTTTTAAATCATTGATTAAAATATTTGGATTTTTAAATTCTCTATCGCTATTCATTAAAATTCCATCATACAAGCAAGTATAATTTTTAAATTTATTTGTTAATTCTTTTGGATAAATTTTACTTGCATTAAATATATATGAAATTCCTAAATTTAAACCTTTTGAATTTTTGATATTTTCTAATGCTTCTTTGTCTCTTTGAGTTCCATTTTTTAATTTGTTATCTGCTAATTTTATAAAATCATCATCTATATTTAATAAAGCTATACCGGGGATATCTTTAAAATTTAATTCTTGCAAATATAAATAAGAAAAAAGTTCAGCAAATAAGCTTTTTCCAGTTCCGCAAACACTGTTATATTTAGTTTTTAATATAAATTTAGAATTATCCTTAATACTTACTTCTAAAGGACAACTAGTTCCATAATCAGTAACCCTTATAATATTAGATATCTCAAAAATATTTAATTTTACTCTCATCCCACCACTTCTATAAAATTTTTAAAGGTTTCAATTTTCATTTACCAATTTTAAATTAGATTTTGCGTTATTTGGTGTCTTTTGAATTTTTACAACTTTATAGATTTTCAAATCATCGATATCATCGATATCAATCCTAAAAGTAGTCGTTTTAAAACTATCACTTTGGTTAACTGGTTTAAATTCAATAACTCCAACATCTTTCTTTTCTACAAAAATCTTGCAAGCAATTTCATTATTATAGGTATAAACAACAAGATCTCCATGTCTTGGTTTTGAACTGTCTGTATCATATATAATAATGTCTCCATCTTCAATTATAGGAAACATGCTATCGCCATTCGCTCTAGCTGCTTTTAAATTTGATTTATTTTGTGATAATGGTATATAAGTAAATTCATCTTGACACTCATAAACATCATTAATTGGCAAGCCGCAACTTACAGAGCCAGTAATTCTAATTCTTTGTACTTCAATTGGCTCATCTGATATTAAAACATTTGCATCAGTTTCTCCAAGAACTTTCATAACCGCTTCGATAAATTCTGCAGTCATTTTTCTTTGTCCTAATGCATATTTTGAAATTGCAGCGGTTTTAATTCCATGTCCATTTCTATACCCATATGCGGTTAATTTCTCTGCTAGCTCATTTTGTGTTAAATTATGCTTTTTTAAGAGTTTCTTTAAATTCTCTCCATTCATATTTTATAACCTTATATTCCAAAATAATTATACATATTGTATAATTTATAATTCTACAAATCGGATTATTTTAAGAAAATTTTAATTATCCATTTTGTAGAATTATATTTATGAAAAGAATAGATTTAATTAAAAAAATAACTTTGAAATTTGGAGGAGCCAATAGCTCTTGGTATGCAAAACTTAACGGCAATAGGAAGGTTGATATAAAAACCGCATTAAAATTAAAAGATGAATTTAATATTCCATTAGAAGCATGGGGAGATTCTGAAATTTTGAGTAAAACAATGAATGAAATTATAAACATACCTAAGCGTGGGAGAAAAAGAAAGGATAGAGAATGAAAAAGGCAATGAAAAGGGTTAGGATTGAAATTGATATTAGCGATGAAACCTATGAGATAATGCTTAAGCTTATGAAAAAAAGAAAATATGAAAAAGTAGAAGATTTACTCTTTGCATATATGGGAACTATGTATAAAATGGAGCTTGCTGGTGCTTTGCTTGAGAATGATAAAAATCTAAGTCTTATTAAGACTTAGATTTCTCCTAAGTAATTTGGAGTTTCCAAAGAGTAGTGTTGTGGTTGTACAGCTTGTTCTAGCTGTTTTATCCTGTTTTCTAACTCTTTGATTTGTTCTTCTAACTTTGAAACTCTAGCTTCTGTAGATTTTTGATTTTGCTTTTCATCCATTTTGATAAGTCCTTTTCTTGATTTGGTGCAAAAAAATTATAGCAAAGGACTTTTTAAAACGGATTAAGGAATGAAATGCTTGAAAGATTGATTGAGATTATAGGATTATTTATTTTTACTTTGATGATGTTGCATTTTAGACTGTTTCTAGTGGCTGGTATTTCGGCTGGGATTTTAATATCTTGCATTTATCATTATCTAAAACGCATTTTTTATCACGGTAGTGAGGACAAATAATGTATTTAAATTTATCTTTTTTAAAAACCATTTCAAAAGGAGTTTTTTTTGTAACTAATTTATATCCTAAGTTAGGATATAGTCTTTTTGTCAAATCGTTTTCTAGCTTCATATCTTTAATACAAACTCTTTTTAGTTTTTGTTTTTTAGTTAAATATAAAAACAAAGGACGCATACTTAAACCAAATAAAACACCTATTAAAAAATATAACAAATTTTCTAAAGTGGCGGTTTTTAGCATTTCGGATAAGAAAGAATTAAACATAAAAAACCTTTTTAATTTAAATTATAACATAAAGGAGAGTTGGTGATACCAAGTTTTATAGCAAGTTTTGATGTAGCTTTGGGGCGTAAAAGCCTAAGAGAGAGAAAAGGCTATTTAAAATTATCAAACACTATAGCTTATGGTGGTCTTAGTGTTGATGCTTTAGCATTGTATATTCAATTAGCAAAGCTTAGTGAAAAAACGATTGTAAGTGAGATCTATCTAAGAGAGTTTATAAAAGTTAAAAATAATCAAAGAATTAGTTTAAATAGACTAAGAATTGCTAAAAAAGAATTAATTGAACTAAGACTTTTGGAAATTAAAAAGGTTAGAAATGGCTCTTTAAATTTTTATGAGTGGATTTTAAAAGATGAAAATTATCAAGTTAAAAAACATTTTAACAAATCTTTATCTTTGCTTAAAAACAGTGATGAAAAGCTAAGCAAAACTCTTAAAAATAACACTTCATCAATCGACAGAAAATTAACTACTGAAAACGAAAAAAAAGAGAATTTGCATTATATAGAAACACGCACGCACGCACGCGATAATAAATTTATAAATAATATAAATATTAATAATAATAAATTTATAAAAAAAGAGAATTTAGAAAATTTAAAAAATAATCAAGAAAAGAAAGAACGCGTTTCTAATCAAAACGCCTCTTTTGTGACGAGCTTTATTGATTTTAGCAAAAAGGAGTTAGAGAAAATGGCAAAAAAAGAGTTTAAAGTCCCAAATGCAAATGAACTCATGAGACAAATAATAGCTTTTAATGAGAAAAATGGCACAAACTTTGGTGAAGAGTTGGCTAATGATTTTATAGGCTATTGGGATGCTAGGGAATGGAAAAGAAATGGAAAAAGAATGTCAAGTGTGGCAGGAAGTCTTTATACATGGCTTAAATATGCTAAAGAAAATGAAGCAAGAAAAAATCAGCGTTTTAACAGAAAAAAAGAAGCCAATCCTAGTGTGGTTGATAGCTTGATGGAGTATTACGGAATGAAAGATGAGAACAAAAACAAGCTCTTAGGATGCTTTTAAGGAGTAGAAAATGCAAGAAAAAATACAAATTTTAATGGACTTATTGGAAATTAATAAGGCTCAAGCAACTGATATAGTAGGTAGATATTTGCAAGATGCAAAAGATATTCATGCTTTCTTAGATTTTTATTTCGAAACTTTAGAAAGAGAGAATATCGTAGGGACAACCTATGAGAAATTAAGAAGAGTTTGCAAAAGGGCTCAAATCGAGTTTAAAAAGCGTTTTGAAGATAAGGAAATATTTTTAGAATGGTTAAAAAATAAATATAAAAATAGTCCATTTTTTAGATTGCTTGAAAGTGATTTTAAATACTCATATGTTTGTTATGATGGACAGGGCAACCTTTTTAAACGATTAGCAAAATCAATTAATATGTTGGTTTGTCTAAATAATTTTGGAGAATTAACCTACGAAGATGGAGAAATGCTAAAAAATAACGAATTTAAACACGCTTTAATAGATTTTATATTTAAAAATCAAGAGCGCATAGGAAAAGATATATATATAAATACTTCTTATAAGATAAAAGGATATACATCTTTAAGCCATGAAGAAGAATATAATAACTTTAAGAAGGTGCAGAAAAAATTTTTTAAGGAGAATCAAGAAGAATTTCAAAAGAAAGTAAAAGTCAAAATGGCTTTTAAAAATATAAGCTAAATTTAAGAAAGTCTGAAATGGAAAAGTATATTTTAAAAATTGATTTAAAAAGCAACCCAGTTCCTTATAAAAGAACCACGCAAAGATCTAAATTTGCATGTAAAGATTATCTTAAATATTTAGATTTTAAAAAACTCTTGCAAATGGAGTTTAGAAGACAAAATAATATTAGCTGTTTTCAAGCCTTTGATAAGCAAAAAAAATATGAGTTTTCTTTAAAAATAGGATTTAACAGCAAAAGGCATGGCGATGGGGACAATATCGTAAAATGCGTGTTAGATGCGTTATTTGAAAACGATAAGAATGTTTTAAAAGGCGATTATGAGATTATTAGTTTTAAAAAATCTTTTTTAAACTTAGAAATCAAAGAATTTAATTTTAAAGAAGGGGTGGCTTGATGGCTAGAATGATGACAAATGGCAAAAGTATGACAAAAGAAGAGCTTGTTTCAAAAATAGAGAGTTATTTTAATGAAAGAGTTGTCTTAAAAGAAACTAAGGAGAGTATTATTTTTGCACCTAAAACAAAAGTGGGATTAGCTGTGTATTTAGGAATTACAATGCAAACCTTAGGCGAGTGGGAGAAGGATAAGGATTTCGGAGAAATTGTATCTCAAGCTAAGCAAAAATGTGAAATGGATATTTTAAACCATTCCTTAATCGGCACTTATACTCCTAGCGTTAGTATGTTCTTGCTAAAAAATCAACATGGCTACGTGGATAAACAAGAAGTAGTTAGCGATAATGTTCAAAAAATAGAAATTATAAGAAGTGAAATCAAATGAAATTAAAGCTTGACTTTTCTTACACTCCTGCACAACTTAAAGTTTTTGATGATAAAAATCCACGCTTTATAACTGTAGCAAAGGGCAGAAGACTTGGTTTTACAAGGGGAAGTGCTAAGTTTGTTATCGAAAACTTGCTTTTAGGACAAAATGTTTTATGGGTGGATACCATACAAGCAAATTTACAAAATTATTACGAGTTATATTTTACACCTGAGTTAAAAAACTTACCAAAAGATTTTTACTCATGGAGTGTGCAAGACAAGAAACTAATTATTAATGGAGCAGTGCTTCATATGAGAAGTGCTGAAAGAAGTGAAAATATCGAAGGTTTTGGATATGACCTTGTTATCTTAAACGAAGCAGGAATTATTTTAAAAGGTAGTAAAGGAGAGTATCTTTGGTATAACGCCATACGCCCTATGTTGCTTGATAACCCTAAATCAAGAGCAATTATCGGTGGAGTTCCTAAAGGAAAAAATCTATTTTACGAGCTATGTAGAAAAGAACTCAGCGATAAAAATTGGAAACATTTTCAATTCTCAAGCTATGATAATCCATTTTTAAAAGAAGAGCAAATTAAAGAATTAATTGAAGAAGTAGGCGGAGAAGGTAGTGAAGTTGTCAAGCAAGAAATTTATGGTGAGTTTATAGATAGCTCGAGTGCTGAATTATTTTCTCTAAGTGAAATTGAAAATGCGATGAGCAAGAACTCTTTTAGCATTGAAAAAATGCAAGGCGAGAATATTTGGGGGCTTGATGTAGCAAGATATGGAGATGATAAGAGTGTTCTTGCAAAAAGAAAAGGTTTTGTAATTGATGAGATTAAAAAATACTCACAACTTGGAACTATAGAATTAGCAAACAAAATACTAGCTGAATACAATCAAAGCGAAGATAAACCAAAAGGTATTTTTATAGATACTTGCGGTCTTGGCGTTGGCGTATACGATGTCTTGTTAAATTATGGTTTGCCTGTATTTGAGGCAAATTCTGCAAATTCTGCAACCAGTAATGAATACTTAAATAAAAGAGCACAAATGTATTTTACATTTGCTAAAAACTTAAAACACATGGAGCTTTTTAAAGATGAAGAATTAAAAAAAGATATGAGAATGATTGAGTATGAATATAGCGACAAGGGGCTTTTAAAGATAGTTTCAAAAGAGTATTTAAAAAAGAATTATGGCAAAAGTCCTGATGTTAGCGATGCGGTGGCATTAACTTTTTTTGAAAAACTATACAGCAGAAACAATACTAATGAAGATTGGAGTTATGATGGCTGGTGAGTTTTTAATGATCTATGATGCAATTGATGTAAACAAAATAAAAAAGCTTTCAAATTTAAGCGATGAGGCTATAAAGTCAAGTCTTGCAAATGAATTTTTAGAGCTTGTATCAGGGTTTAATAATATTTCTAAAAAGAAATTTAAAAGAGAATTTGCGGAGTTTTTATTTGAAAAAGGAGTGAATGAAAAAGATATTTTAAAAATAACAAATTTAAGCAAAACAACAATATGGAGAATTATGAATGAAAACAAAAAGAACTAATGATGAGAGAGTGTCGTTTTTAACACAACTCATTAGCGAAAGTAAAAGTGGATATGAAAATTACAAACCACACTTTAAAGAGTTGCAAGATGCTTATTTGCTTGAAAATAAGGTAATGCAAAAATTGAGAAAAAGAAATAAATCAAGTATTTACATACCAAAAATAAACGCTAAGGTAAAGTATTTAATCACTAGCTTAAATGATGTATATTTTAATAGTGAGAGAATGGCAGATATTGAAACTTACATTAATAGCGATGATACGATTATAGAGCTATGGCAGAATGCAATTGATTTTTATAGTGGTAAAATCAATATGTTTAAGATTTTTCAACCGCTTTTCTTAGATGTTTTACTTGTGGGAACAAGTATAGCCAAGGTTACTTGGCATAAAGGAATGCCACGCATTGAAAGAGTAGATATTGATAGTATATTCTTTGATCCAAATGCGTTAAATAGCGAGGATGTAGGATATATAGTCAATGAAATTTACCTAACCTATAATCAAATCCATGAAAGACAAAAGCTAGGTTTTTATAAAAAAAATGAAATTGAAAAGCTTTTTGATGAAGATGATGAGTATAAAAAAGTAAAGCTTTATGATATTTATGAAAGAAAAAACGATGATGAGTGGGCGGTTTCTACCTTATTTGAAAATAATTTACTTAGAAATGAAGTTACTTTACAAGATGGACAGCCTTTTGTCTGGGGTTCAATGCTACCACAACTTAAAAAGATAGATAACGAAAACTATGTAAGTGCTTATGGCGAGCCTATAATGGCTTCTGCTATGCCTTTGCAAGATGAAATTAATATAACTAGAAATCTTTTAATAGATGCAGTAAGAACTCATATCATGCCTAAAATAATGATGCCAAAATCAATGGGAGTAAGCAGAGAAGATATAGAAACCTTAGGAAAACCAATATATACAGACGATCCAAAAGGAGTGCAGATATTACCACCACCAAATGTAAATAGTGCAGGAATGAATTTACAGCTTTTAGAAAGCGAACTCACAGAAGTTACAGGAGTTAGTCCACAAAACAATGGAGCTCAAACTGCACAAAATGAAACAGCAACAGAAATTAGCATAAAAGCACAAGAAGGCGGAAGAAGAAGTGCTGACTATATAAGACAGTATAACGAAACTTTTATAGAGCCTTTATTTGATAGATTTGCAATGCTTGTTTTTAAGTATGGAGAAGATAGTTTTTTTAATGGTTTTCAAAGAGAGGATATACCTAGTTTTAGATTTAAAATTCAAACCGGCACAGGTGCCATGAATAAAGAAATTAGACGTGCAGGAATTCAAGCTAGTATGCAAGTTTTTTCACAATTATATCAAATGTATATGAGCATAGGCGATGCAAATTCTGCTTATGGGATTATAAATGCTAGCAAAGAACTTACTAAAGAATTATTACCAATTTTAGGTGTAAAGAATGTAAATAGTTTATTTGCTTTTGAAAATAATGAAGATATTAATCCGCAAATGCAAGGAGAAGCTAATGCTTAATATTGAAATTAAAAGCGATATATCTAAAACTAAAGGAGGAAAGAAATTAATAGATTTTATCAAAGCAAAATATAGTGAATGTTTTTATATAGCAAAAAATAACGATGAAAAAGAGTTAAGGTTAAAAGCTTTAGATACTATGGCTTTTTTAGACATAATAATCAATAAAATAAAGGATGAAGAAGATGGAAAATGATGCTTTAAAAGATTTAATAAATGTCATAACAGATGATGATAAAGGAGATGTTGCTAATAATGGCGATGAACCTACGCAAGTAGCAGATAATGAACCTACGCAAGTTGACAATGAGAACGAGCCTGATTATAAGGCGATGTTTGAAGCTTATAAAAGTGAAAATGACAACAAATTAAATGCTTTAATGAGTGAGCTTGAAGCTTTAAAAAATCCAAAAAAAGAGCCAAGCGAACAAGAATTACAAAGAGAGCAGTATTTAAAAGAATTAGGACTTGATGGACTTGATGAGAAATTAAAAAGGCTTGAAGAGCTTGATAAAAAGCAAAAAGACAAAGAAGAGCAAGATGCGCTAATCGCTAAATACGCACAAGTAGAAAGCGAGTTAAGAAAAGCCTATCCTGATGCGGATTTAAAGGCTATGGCAGAACTTGCCACAAAATTAAATGGTTTAGGCGAAGGTAATATTGACAGCTGGAAAACCTTGCTTAATTTGGTCGGAAAATCAAATAATGCCAAAAAAGCTGAAGATTTATCAAGCGCAAATAATAATGTAAGAACTAGTGATTTTAACGATAAGTTAAAAAAAGGCGAAGTTAGCGAGATAGATCTAGGCAAAGAATTATTAAGTTTGGTATAAAGGAGAAATCATGGATTTTATAACAGCTTTAAAAGGTGGCACAGGATTAGGCTCTAGCTTTGCAGATACTTTGATAAAAACAAGCAATTTTACTCCAAATTTAGCAAGTAGTAGTAGTGGTTTTTTAAATGGATTAAAAAATTCTTTTAGTAATTTTGGAGATTGGTTATTTAAAAGTTCTGATGCAAATAAAGTAACTAATTTTGATAGATTAGGAAATGTTTTAGGTGGTGCTGGTGCTTTATATGGTGCTTATAATCAGCAAAAGATGGCACAAAAGAATTATGAGCTACAAAAAGATGCTTATAACTTCAATAAGTATCTAGCTAATGAAGAATTAAATAGAAGAAAGAATATGGAAAATAAACTTCAAAACGTTTGGAGTAATTAAATAGATTTGGATTTAAGGAAGCCAAAGGGAAATTATAGCTCCCCTTTAAAAAGGGGAAATCAAGTATTAATAAACCTTGACTATAATTATACAAAGTAGTATAATTATAACTATAATTTTGGTTAGCAATTTAATCACCTCCCAACTGGGCGGTAAATTAACGCTAAAGGGTGGCGACCCTTTGGCGTTGCACCCTTTTAAAATTATACACAAACTTCCTTAAATCCTTTATTTTAAAAGAAAGAATAAAGGAAACAAAATGGCATTTTATAACCCACAAAGAGTAGTATTTAATCCTGATACAGGCGTTATACAAAACGCAGGAAAAGTCGGTGGCGTCTTATATGACATCATGAGCAAAAGTTTTGATGATAAAGTTAAAGCTAATGAGTTTCAGCAAGAGCAAGATTTAAGAAAGCAACAAATGGAATTTAATCAGGCTATGCAAAATAATCAGCTTTTGCAAAATGAGAGAAACTTTGATTATCAAAAGGAAAGAGCAAATATAGCAGATCAGCAATGGCAAATGAATTATAATCAAAGAGCTAGACAATATGCCATGCAAAATGCTTTAAGACAGCAAGCAATAAATGCAAGACAGCAAAAAGATGAAATTTTAGCAGGCCAAGCAATACTTAATCTACCAAGCTATACAAAGTCAAATCCTGAGATGAGAGCAATACAAGAAAGATTTAATACCATAAAAAAAGGTGGTGGTGATTCTTATTATGATGGGCAAGGTCTTTTTGGTGGAACATGGCAAAACATAAAAGGACTTTTTGGTGGAGATAATATAAATGATGCTCAAGATAGCTTATTTAAATTTATAAGCGATAGTATTTATAATGAAAAGGTTAGAAGAGACACAAACTATAATAGAACAAGGCATGATGAAATTTACAAAGAGCCTTCAGCTTGGAAAGCTCAAACTATAAATGCTAAAGAATATGAAAAAGCAATAAGGGATTATATAGCCACTAGTGAAGCTAAGATTAATGCTTATTATGATGAGCAAATGGCAAAGATTTCTAATTTAAAAAATCCATACATCAATAATCTTTATGAAGAGCAAAGACAAAAAGATTTAAAATATTTTAGAGAGGGATTGGCAAAGGATCTTGAGTCTTATTACATTAAAGATGAAATCTCAAATAAACCTAGTAAAAATGCAGTAATTATAGATAATTCAACAACTAATCAAAATACACCAAAATTACATAGCGTTAGTTTTAATGGAATTAATGCTCAAATATCAGAGCCTGATGCTAATGGTAATGTAATATTAGTTAATCAAGCAGGTAGAAAAATGCAAGTTAGCGTAGAAGAATTAAAAAAACAAGGATTAATATAATGAATATAAGAGAATTTTTATTAGAAAAACCACAAGAAAATAACATTATTTCATTTTTGCAAGATGGAGCAAGTCAAAGTGAAAATCAAAATACAAGTGAATATTTATCAAATTTAAAAAATGAAGTAATAAATGATTTTTATAAAAATAAAGATAAATATGCTAAAGAATATGAAAAATATAATTTCAAAGACCAAAATTTAACAAATCCTATGGGCAATATTAGTGAATATAAAAGGGATTTATATGATTATAATAAAAATCCATCCATGAATGCTGATGATTTAAGTAATTATATTTTAGACAAGCAATCTAAATTTAATGCCTCTAAACCTATTTTTGCTGATGATAATGAAGTAGCAAGAAAAAGTAATCAGTTTATGAGAGATTTAGGCGATGAGTTGCAAAAATCAGGGCGTGGAAGATTATTGCAAGATGATGATGGATCTTATTGGGTGCAAGATAATAACGGAAATTATTCTAAAGTGCAAGGTAGCACAATGGGTGATTTATATCGTGGATTAAGAGATAATGGTGCTAGTATGGCTTTAGGAACAGCAGGTGCCATTGGCGGCACAATGCTAGGTGGCGGAGTTGGTATGGTTGCAGGGGGTGCATTAGGTGCATCTTTAGGGGCAGGATATGATTACTACGGAAATACAAAAGATACAAATCAAGATATGAATTTAAAAGAAGCTCTTATGCTTATGGGTGAAAATGCTGGACTTTCTTTGATAGGAGACGCAGCTTTTACAGGAGTTGCTAAAGGAGCAAGAGCTTTAAAAAATACCTATAATATGGCAAAAACAGGAGCACAAGCCGGTAAAGATATGATAGATGGCATGGCAGTAAAAGGTGGTAATTTAGGCAATAGATTTATAGATAAAATAAGCAAGACAGATATACCTATGATAGGAAAATTTACAGATGGTGGCTTACAAAATGCAGAAACAATTTTTAATAATCTTACAAAAAATGTAGAGAATAAAAAACAAATAGATGAACTTATAGCAAAAGAAAATCCAACTTACCTAGAAAATGGAAAGCCTACAATAGAAATATTAAAAAACATTGTCGAGCAAGGACTTAATAAAAATAATCCACAATTTATACAAGATAGCGCTAAAAGAACAAGTGCTATTTTAAAAAATATTTCTAATAGTTTACAAGGAATGCCAACTACACAAAGAAGAGAAGTATTATTAAAAGCGGCTCAAGCTTATCCAGAAATAGGAAGTTTTTTAGATGATGTTTTAAAGGCTGATAAGGATGCTAGTATTTCTTTTTTAAATATGATTAAAGGGCAAGATGAAGTATTTAAAAACAAAACAGGTTTAAATGGTGAGTTTGGTTATAAGGCTTGGCAAAAAGATAATCACGCTTATGAGAATAGAATAAATCAAGAGTATGGCAGTGCTATAAGTAAATTAAATGAGCTTAATAATGGAAAAATAGTATTAACTAGTGAAGATTTAGTAAAGCTTGAAAATTTTAAAAATAATAATTTTTTAGAGCAAGATGTAAAAAATAACATACAAAGCTATTTAGATGAAATAAAAGGGAAAGAAGTAAGTGCGGAGCAAATCTTTGGATTAAGAACAGCTATAAATAAGCAATTAAACACAGGAAATAAAACATACAATACAAAACAAGCTTATGGAATAGTAAAAGAAATTTTAGATGATGCGTTGATAAGAAATGCTAGTGATAAGGTATTAGCAAAAGAAATCCTAAATAATGCAAATAAAAATTTTGCTTTAAAGGAAAATTTTAAAGAAAGTTATTTAGGCATGATGAAGTCACAAGAAACAAAAGAAGGGCTTACCGATAGATTGGTTAAAGGGCTTAGAAATATAAATGAAGATAAGAATTTAGAAAATGCTTTTAAAGGAATGAATGAACAAGAAAGATTGGCTAATGAAACTCATGCTATGAATGCTTTGTTAGAAAAACATAGGATTGAAGGTGTGGGGTATGATTTTAAATCCTTAGCAAAAGATTTAGAAGATGTCAATTTTTCAAGTAAAAAAATAAAAGATGTTAAAGGTGTTATTAATACATACGCTTTGATATATAACAATAATAGAGATTTGATAATGACAGCTTTAGCAAGTAGTGGTAAAAAGACAAACTCTTCAATGGCTACAACAATACAGGGTGTTTTTGATAGAATATTAATAAGTGGTATTTTTGCTAGATTACACGCTTTAGCTCCTTTTTTAAAAAGTGCTAAAGAACAAGCATTAAGAAATCAAATACTAGATGCTCTAAAACTTGCTAAAACCAATAAAGAAGTTATATCTAATCTTAAAAACATAAAAATAGCAGATCAAGAACAAAGTAGAATTTTTAAAGATGCTTTGGATAATTATATTAAAGTAGATAAAGAACAAAATAAAATATTAAAAGATGCACTAATTAAAGAAGGTGTTATCAAAGGCGACAACTTCTTCATGGATAAAGCTGATCCTAAAGACAATTCTTTAAGATTTATAGGCAAAAATGGCAAAGAGTATACTATAAATAAAGATGTTAGAAATGAATGGATGAAAACTTTCAATCTTAAAAATATCGATGATGAATATATCCCTAATATACCAAAAGAAGCAAAGATAGCTTTAAAAGATAGAGAAATAAAACTTACAAAAGGAAGTTTACTAAAGCTGATTGAAAAAGATAGAATTAAATACATACCACATATCAAAGAAACTTTAGAAAGCCCACAGGCAATCTTAAAAGATAAAGATGATTTTATTTTTATTAAAAATATAGATAATCAGACTTATTTTACAAGTATAGGCAAAGACTATGAAACGCATTTGACTATAATTAGCAATTCGCCAAAGAAACAAAATAATATAAAAAATAAAATGAAAAATGCTGAAGTAGTGTATTATAATAATGCGAGAGCCTTACCGACATCTAGGGCATCTTCAGAGACAAAGCAAGTGTCGTTCTCTAACGAAAATTCTACCCAAGCTAAGCCTAAAAAAAACTTAATGGATGATATAAAAGAGAACATTAAGGCTAAAGAAGTAAAGAAAAAGAATAAAAAAAGCGTAAAACAAAGGCTTGATGAGAAAATACAAAATGATAAAAAGGCTAGTGAAGATATTCTAAAAAGATATGATAATTTTCTAAAAGAGAATAAAGATTATAATCTTGATGTTATGGGTAATTTAGATGTTATTACTAGAGAATTTATACTCAATGCTAAAAAAAAGACACATAAAGGCAAAAAAGCTGATATACCTGATCTAATGCGCTCTAAAATCGAACAAGAATTAAACATACAGCCTTTAAAAGAATTTGGAAAAAATTATGCAGAATATTATCACGATGGAAAAGGTGCTTTACAAAAACTACTCATTGAAAAACAAGGACAGGTAGCAGGTGCTTTTCATAGAAAAGATTTAGGGGATATTGATTTGGTTTGGGGAGATGGAAACTTTGGATTAAGTCATATTGTCAATCGAAGAGAAGAAGATTTCATTAAACAAGGGTTAAATAAAATAGAAGCAAAAAATAAAGCTTTAAATTTTATAAAAGAAATAGAAAATATTATAAATAATGGAAATGTAAAAAAAGGTAATAATAGAGCTTTTATTGAAGTTAAGAATAGTAGAGTTATGGTAGCACTTGATTATAAAGGTAAAGATAAAAAGTGGATTATAACCGCATATAATTTTTATTAATATTATCGCCCCTAGCTTAGCCGATACGCACTAAAGCTAGGCTTAATACTGACACTTTAAGCGTGAGTAGTGTCAATGGCGATTATTAATTATAGCATAAATTCATGTAATTATTTTTTAAAACATAAAAGATAATTGGAATTAGAATTATAATAAAGTTTATATACATCTTTCACAATTACAAAGAGCGAGATTCTGCCTTTAAACTCTTAATTAAAATTCTAACAAGCAAAGTTAAAAACAAAATTAAGTTAGTTTTTAGATGAACCAACACCTGCTAAATATCCAAAAACGCTTGCTAGTGTTGTACTAAGCAAACCTAATCCTATGTCTATTTTTTCAGTAAATAAAACAAGATAAAGACTAGCTATCAGAAGAATAAAAACCGCAGTACATGCTATATTCATAGATTTGTGCCATTTTTTATTTTCTTTAGTCAGTTTATTAACAGCAAAATCATATTGTCTTTGATTATCTTCTCTAGTGGCTTCAATTTGAGCTAAAGTAGCCTTTTGCTTGCTGACTTCTATTTCAGCCATAACTTTGCCTACTTTTTCAAAAGTTTCAAGTTCTTTATTATCTTTAACTATTTCATTTTTCATATTTAAGTTTTACATTATCTTCAAATTTTGTATTGTTTTGTTGTATAGCTTTTAATACACCTTGTATTATCAATAAATCTGTATTTTGTATTTTTGGATAATACCCTTTATAGTTTAAATAAGAAATAACAACAGCATTGTTTGGATTTTTCTCTTGAAGTATTTTTGTTTCATTGTAGGCATTTAATATACTACTCATTTTAATTCCTTTTTTTATGGTTAAATTATACCTTTTTTATAGTTAATTTATACTTATTTTATAAAAGTGTAAATATTTGAAGTCTTCACCCTGCTTTTTTTGAAGACTTTTAGTGTTTTAAGGACAAACTAAGCAGGGTTTCTTTAAAATATCATTAACTATATTAAAAGATTAGTTCTTATCTAGCTCTTTATCGCTACGATAAGGACTACTAAAAGCATTAAGATTATAATAACTTCGTTCATCTTAACCTCCTTTCAAACTTTTTACAAAGTCTTCAAAGAGATATCCTTAAAACCATAAAATTATATACAAAAAATACTTAAAAATTTAATTTCATTTCAAAACACACTATATTTGAAATAGCTATTTTTGGAAAAATCCTTAAAACTAAACTAAGGAGAATTCAAAAATGGCTTTACCTTCAATGGGGCATACAGCACCCGCAACAGAAAATGTTAAATTAAAACAATCAATATACGAAACGATTATTAAAATCGGAGCTACTGAAACACCAATTTTAAATAAAATAGGTACTTCAAAGGTTACAAATCCTTTAACTCATAGTTGGATTACTGATACTTTTGAAGAACCAAAAAAGAATGCAAATTTAGAGTTAAGTAAATTTGTAGGTGAAACAAAAAACACAGCTCAAAAAACTACAAATGCTACTCAAATATTCATTACCGAAGCCATGGTATCAAAAGCTTTATTAAAAGCAAATCAATATGGTGGCAATGAAATGGAGTATCAAATCGGCAAAAAAACCAAAGAACATAAAATGGATATGGAATATGCTTTATTTGGTCTAGGTAGAGATAGTGATGTAAAAAAATCAGTTTTCAAAGATTATGTTCAAGCACAAGAAGCAATAAGTGGAGAAATGGCTGGACTTTTTCATTATATCGCTAAAGGAAAAGATAGCTTTTCTGATGGAAAGCGTGGAAATGTATTAGCTTTTGATGAAACAGGAGATTGGAGTGGAACTGCAACAGAACTAACAGAAGATAAACTTAATCAAATTTTGCAAACCATTTGGAATAGCGGAGTGACGCCTAAAGATGTCTTTTTAGGAGCTGACTTAAAAGGAGCTATCAATAAATTCGCTACAAGAATTTTAGGCAATGAAACAAAACTAGCAGGACAAGTAGTGAGCCTTGAAACAGATTTTGGAACGGTAAATTTCCATATGCATAGATTATTAAGCCCTAAATATGGTTTGGGTGATGTTTTAATTGCTGGGGATTTTGAGTATATGAAACATGGGCTTTATATTCCTACTATGATTGAAGATGTTCCAACTGATATTACTGCAAAAGCAAAAAGATTTTATACGCAAAGCACTTTAGAAGTAAGAAATGCTGATGCTTTTGCTATAGGAGTGGGATTAACTAGCGGAAATAATGCAAAGGCTAAAGCGGTTTTAAAAGCAGCAAAAGGTGTGTAATGCTTTGTATTATGGCTAAAAAACTCGTTATCGCTAAAGTTAAAAATTCTTACAAAATGATAGAAGATGATGAAGTTTTAAAAGCCTATTTTATGGAAGCATTTTATTATATTTTATCAAAATGTGTTCCTAGCGTTCTTTTAAAAAATGTAGAACAAGGCGAAAAAGTTTTTAGGCAAGTTAGAAATAATCATTTTTTGATTATTCCTGATGAGCCTGATTTTGATAATGAAAAAGAACATTTAATGATAGATGAAACACTTAGTTTTGCTGTGATTAATTATGTTTGTTATTTGATTACAAGATGCGAAGAAAAAGACTTTCTGGCATTATGCGACAAGATAATTTATGAGTATATAGCTAATGATGGCAAGGAGCTTGATGATGAAAGAACATGGTTGTAATTGTAATTTCACAAAAAAATTTAATAGAGCTTTGAGTTATAAAGACTATGTGCAAAGTATAAATAGTGCTGATTTTATAGCTTATTTAGATGATAAAAAATGGCTTTTAGCCATGGATGATCTGCTTTTCTTTTGTGAAAAGAGAATTAAAGACAGTGATTATTACGAAGGTTAAAAATGGGAACAAGTTTAAACGAATTAAAAACAGGTAGAGAAAAACTTGAAATCATAAATCAAGTTTTAGCTAGAATAAACAGCATTTCAGAAGCAATAGACAATACAAGACTTGATGAAGTTGTAGGCTTAAAACAAGCTTGCGAATCTTTAAAAAATGAATGTTTAAAATTTAAAAATGATATTGTAGATAAAAATGATGATATTTTAAGCAAATATGATGATATTAATAAAAAATATTCAAATATAAGTGAAAAATACAACAATGTAAATGCAAAATTTGATTATATTAAAGAAGCGTATGAAGATTTTTCTTTAAATAAACAAGAAATACAAAACATTAAAGATTTTTTAGAAAATAATACAGAAGAGTTTGAGAATTTAAAAAAAGATATACAGAAATATGAAGAAATAAAATTTAATTTAGATAATTATATTAATGAAATTAAACAAAATAAAGATTTTGTAAAAGAATATTTTGATTTGAACACAAAAATTAAAGATGAAATTTTAAGTGAACTTAATCATGCTTTAGAAATTGTAGATAGCTTACATTTAAATGTTGATGAATTAAAAGAAATAAAACCTGAATTAATAAGTATTAAAAAAGAAGTAAAAGATTTAGCAAATGAAGCAAAATTAGTAGTAAGTGAAGCAAGCGAAATTATAAAAAATAAAATTAACACTATATTCTTTGAAAACCAAAGATTAAATCAAGAAATGATAGATAGTGTTAAAAAGCTAGAAGAAATTAAATTTGATATTGGAGTTAAATATAAAGAAATAGCTAGTGCATATGAACTACTTTTAGAAAGCAAGCAAAATATAGAAGATTTAAGAGAAGTTATAGCTTTATATAAAGAATTTGAAAATGATATAACATCTTATTCCCAAATTATAAAAGATTTTAAAAGTAAAATAGAAAATTTAGAACGAGATTTAAAATCACAGTCTGAAAGTATCTACTCTTCTTTAAATGATAAACAAAATGAAATATTAAAAAATTTAAATGAAGTAAAAAATGAAGCTTTAGTTAAATTTGATGAACTTACAGCAAAATGTGAAGGGTATAAAATACATTTTGAGCAAAGTTATGATAGGTTTAATCAAAGAGCTTTGATAGCTAATGAAGATTTAGGTAGGTTAGCTGAAGTTGCTAAAAAAGAACTAGGTAATGATAAGTTAATTTATGAAACAGAATTAAAAGTTTTAGCTGAAGAAACAATAAAACAAATGGAAGAAATGCTCAAAGGTTTAAGTGATGAAAGAAATGAAGTCACAGAGGTTTTTGAAACTCAAAAGAAAGAATTTACTACTCTTGTAGATACTTCTAAAGTTATGATTGACAACTTAAATCATATTTTTAATGCGAATTATCAAGCAAAGAAAAATGAGTTTAGTATTATTTTTAATGAAAAATTGCATAGTTTAAACGAGAATAAGCAAGATTTTTTAAATGAGCTTGTGAGCGCAAAAGAAAACGGACTCAATAAAATAAATGAAACAAAAGATCAAAGCCTTAATGAAATAATCCAAACAAAAGAACAAGGACTTAATGAGCTTGAAACTAAAAAAGGTGAGTGCATAGATGAGATTGACAATCAAGCAAGAATCTATGATATAAGTGGTGTTAAGGCTAATGTTGAATATCTTCTTTCTTTGCTTAATGAGAAAGATGATGGTAAAGATGATGGAATTAAAGATGAAATTGCAAATATAGAGCAAGGTATAAAAGATAAAGAACAAGAGCTTGAAGAGATAAAAAAGCAAATTGAAGAAGCTTTAAACAATAATGATGAATTAAAGCAAAAAAATGAGGAATTAAAGGAAATTAAAAATCAAATCGATGAGGCTTTAAGTCAAGAACCACCTGCTGATACAAGCGAACTTGAAGAGAGAAAAGAAGAACTTGAAAATCAAATTGCTGAGCTTGAACAAGAGATTGCTGGTGAATTAATTAACAAAAAAGAGGAAATTGAAAAAGAACTTGAAGAAGCTAATCAAAACTTAGAGGACAAAAACAATGAGTTAGAGCAAAATGAAAAAGATAAAAAGCTAATTACACAAAAAGTATTAGATATAACTATTAAAACTTTAGAAGCACTTATAGATACAAAAGTAAGTTTAAATGGTGATGAAGAGATAAATGGAAATAAAACTTTTGCTAATCCTATTTTAGTAAAAGTAAATCCAACTAATGATAACCATTTAACAAATAAAATCTATGTAGATACCGCTTTAAATACAAAAGCAAATTTAAATGGAGATAATATATTTAATGGCACAAATACTTTTAATCAGGCATTAACTTCTCCAACCAATCCAACAAATGATAATCACTTAACTAGAAAATGGTATGTAGATTATGGTGGTGGAATTAAAAATCTTGGCACAACTGGCAGTATAAATCTAGATTTAAGACAAGCTCAACATTTTATTTTAACAGCAAATGCAGGAACAAGCATAGGAATAGCTAATTTTGGAGGAGTAGGAAAAAGCGGAACAATAACCATAAATAATTGTCAAAATGTAGTAGCTTTTAATGCCCCTTTTAATTTTAGAATAGCTCAAAGTGGATTTAGTGGCACTGAAACTTTTGCTTATTTTTGCATAGCTTCGAATAATGTAAGATTAGTAAGGACTTAAAATGAATTGTCTCCTTCTTTCTAATAATGGTATAGCACTAAATTTACCTCCATCTTTAGGAGGCTCGGTTGCAAATTATAATTATATGTTAAAGCTAGACATGATTTATAAACAAGCAGTGGTATTGCCATCAAATATTAATAATAAAGAAGTGGTTATGTTAGGAGAAGTTTGGACGACTGGAAATATGTCTAATAAAACTTCTGCAAATACTTTGCATATCACATGGAACAATTTTAACTCTAGTGTAGAATTGCATGCTTTAAGTAAATATTACACTGCCAATGCAAAAATCAAAGTAGAGAAAAAATTCAATTTTGGAAATATTGATAATTTACAAATAATGCTAAGTTCTTGGCAAAGCGGTAGTGCAAATGCAAGTGCTGGTTGGAACTTAAATGATGGGGATAGATTAAACCCAAGAGCAAATTTAACATTATACTGGAATTAAGAAAGGGTGAATATGTTTTATGATTTAAAAAATAAAAGTTTAAAATATGATGATATTTTTTTAAAAGATGTAAAAATACAAAACGAAGAAGGTGAAATTGATGCACAAGATACTTATTTTTTAAGTGCTTGCGATGATAAGCTTTTAAAAGAGCTTGGTTTTGCTAAAGTTAAAGAAGAAGAAATCCCAAGTTTTAATGAAAAAATTGAAGAACTTCGCCAAATTCAAACTTATGATGAAGAAAATAATCTTTATATTATTTCTTATGAGATTAAAGAAAAAGCATTAGAAGAGTTAAAAGAATTAAAATTAGAAGAACTAAAAGCTATAAAAGAAGAAAAGCTTTTGTTTATGCCTTTTAAAAATACTATATTTCAAATTGATACGGAAGCAAAAATTAATATTAGCGGAAAAGTTAGCGAGATAATGTTAGCAAATCTCAATAATACTCCTTTGGAAAATATTGCTTGGATTGATAAAGATAATAAAATCATTACATTTAACAAAGAAGAATTTTTAGAATTTGGGGTTGGTATCGCTAAATATACTGAAAGTATTATTTTTAAAAATGATGAACTAAGAAATAAAGTGAAAAATGCCACATCTTTAGAAGAATTAAATTTAATTGCATGGGAGAGTGAAAAATGAGTACTGAAAATATAATAAAAGAAGGTGCTATACTCGGTTCTTTAAGTGGATCTGCATTATTAGGATTGATGGTTTTTGTCTTAGCTGGGATTGCATGGCATTTATATAAAACTTTACATAAAGAAGCTGGGGAAAGAACAAAAGAACTTATAAGTGAAACCAAAAATACTAATGTCCTTATTAGAGAACAAATTGCAGTATCCAGAGCAAGTAGCGATAGTTTGGTTAAATTTATAGAAACACATTGCTCAAAAACCAATGACAAGCTAGAAGCTATAGAAACAGATCTTATGCGAATGGATGAAAGGCTTGTTAAGCTTACTCAAATAAGAAATGATGAATTAAGAAGTATTTTTAAAAAAAGGGAAAACAATGACTAAAACAGAATTAAAAAGGGTTTGTGTAAAGCCATACGATAAGGACAGATTTGAAGTGATACAAGATTATGAGTTTATTTTACCAAATTACAAAGGCATTGTACCACAAGGTTTTAAAACTGATGGAGCGAGTATTCCACGCCTTTTTTGGTCTTTGTTTCCACCTTTTAAAAGTGAGTATTTTAGCGCTTGTGTTGTCCATGACTATTTGTGTATAAATGCAAAATCAAGAGATGATTATAGGTTAGCTGATCTTGTTTTAAAAGAAGCAATGCAAGCTTTAGAAATAAATAAATTTAAGATTTTTGTTTTTTATTGCTCTTGTAATTTATTTCATCAGATCAAATGTTTAATAAAGGGGATAAGATGAGTTTAGAACAGGTTATAAATACTCAAAATGAAAGTTTAAATCAAATTATAAGTAGTTTACAAGAATTAGTTTTAAGTTATAAAAATGGTAATTTGAGTTTAGAAGATGTTAAAAAATTAATTAACGAAACTATTGAAAATATATCAAATGATTACATAAAAGAAAACGAGCTAAAAGAAAAACTAGAAGCCTTGCTAGAAGAGCTTGGAATCAATGCAAATATCAATGAAGAGAGTTTAAAAGAAGTTGTATTAAAAGTTGTTTTAGAAAATCAAGAAAGTTTAAAAGGTGATAAAGGAGATCCTTTTACTTATGAAGATTTTACAGAAGAACAGCTTGAAAATTTAAAAGGGCAAGATGGAGCTAAAGGAGCTGATGGTAAAAGTGCTTATGAACTTTGGCTTGAAAATGAAGAAAACACAGGAAAAAGTCAAGATGAATTTTTAGAAAGTTTAAAGGCTCAAACACCAACAAAAGAAGAAATTAAACCTATTATAGAAGAGATGCTCGAAGATATGAAATTAAATTTAGGCATTAATGGAATAAAAGTATCTAATTCTATTCCCACTCCAAAAACAAAAGCTAATGTTAATGATTTAATTATAACTTATAATGAAAATGTAAAACAACTTTGGCTTTGTGTGGCAAGTGATGATAAATACACAAGTTGGATTAATTTGCTTGGAAATGAAAATATTACAGCACAAGAGTTGATTATTATTAGTTTTGATACAAATTTAAATAGTGGTCAATATGGCGGATGTTTAAGTGATTTGCGTTTTGGTTTTGAAAATTCTTTAGCAAGCACTACGCAAATTATAAAAGGACTTAATGAAGGCAGTTTTTTAATCACTAAAGATGGAATGGGTTTAAAATCTAAAAATTATACTGAAGTTAGCGTTCTTTCAAAACCAAGTAAAAATCAAATAGAAGGAAATATCAAAACGAGCGGAATTTATAATGATCCTGCTTGGCATAATATTACCAATGCTTTAAAAAAATATGATGGCAATGCAAATGAATGCTGTCTTTGGGCTTCTAATATAAAAAATAGTGTAAGTATAGAGCTTTTTACAAATGAAATTCCTATGAGTCTTTTTTATAGGCAAGCTGGATATTATGGAAATGTCAATCTTTCAAATATAAAAATGCAAAAAGCCCTTAGAGTTCAAAATGAAATTATAGTCGAGAGAAGCTTTATAGGAATAAAAAAAGAAATTGATAAAACTACCTATGGTGATAATGCTTTTTTATTTGAATTTGAAGAAGAAAAATGAGTTTAAATCTAAAAATAAAATACAAAAAATAAAAAGAAAGGAATTATAATGAAAATAACAATTAATAGAAGATACATAGGTAAAACTTGTGTTATTGGTAAATTTAAGGTTTTAAGTGATGAAGAAGAAATTCTTTTTGAATGTTTTTCTTTGGAAGAAGATAAAGAGGGTTTAGAAAGTGGTAAAGATTTAAGAATACCTGAAGGAAATTATAATTTAAAAAGACATAGTCCTTCACGATTTGAAAATACTTTAAGAAGTATTACAAAAAAAGATGATGATACAATGATAAATGTTTATAATGATGAAGTTCTATCAAGCCGTGCAATTTTAATACACTGGGGAAACACTGACAAAGACACAAAAGGTTGTATCTTACTAGGACTTACCAAAGATAACAATAACGAAAGCATAGGACAAAGCAGACAAGCTTGCAAAGAATTTTATGATTTGGTGTATGGTAAAAATCTTGAAGACATTAAATTAGAAATAACAAATGAGTTAGCATAGAAAGGAGATAAAAGTTTAAGTAGGTTAAAGTTTACACCCCGCTTTTGCGGGGCAAGGCTAATAAGCCTTGACTATAATTACACAAAGTAGTATAATTATAATTATAAACTTCTGGTATGACATTTATATCACCACCTTTCGCGGGTGGAATTTAGCCATAGGGGGTCAGACCTACGGCTAACCCTTAGGGGTATTATACAAAAACCTTACTTAAACTTCTAAAACAAAATATGATAAATCTTTTATTTGGAAATGCAAAGCTTTATATCGCCTTAGCTTTAATGGCAATCTTAGCAGGATATTTTTATCTAAGACTTGATAGTACAAAGGCAAAATTAGAAAAAAGTCAAAATGATTTAGCCTTAGCTTTAGAGATTAATAAAAACAACGAAGCAAGGCTAAAAGAACTTACGCAAATTCATAAAGCAGAATTAAAAGCAATCAATGAAGCAAACAATCAAAAAAACGAAGTTAAAGAAAGGATAGAATATGTTAAAGAATACATTTATAAAAGCAATGAAAATAATATTACCAAGCTTTTTAACGATGTCGTTGATAGGTTGTGGGATGCAAACTCAACAAGTAGTAACCAAAATAGAAATTCAAAAAGTAAGAATTCCGCAAGAGTTATTAACACTAAGCTCCCTTGAAAAGCCAATAGCAAAAAATGAACTAGATATTTTAAATGCTTATTCTATGCTTTTTTACAAATACAAACAGTGTGAAATTCAGATAAGCAAAATAAAGGAGCTAAATAATGAGTAATACAAATGTTGATTACAACAAAAGACTTGAAGCATTTAAAGAAATTTATCCGCAAATTTTAGAAATGAGTTTAGCAGAAAAATCTCCATTTGGAGAATTTAAAAAGCTTTTAGAACAATTTGGAAACGATAATGTTATAAGAAATGACCAACAATTTCAAAGCTTGGCACAAGCGTTGGTAAGTGTTGGACAAACCATAGTGGCTCAAAGTCAAAATACAGCTTTATCCATGATTTTACAAGGCGATGAAAACGAGCTTAACGCTGAAAAAGCTTTACTTTTAAGAGCTCAAACAGAAACAGAAAAAGCAAAACCTGCATTAATAGCTAGACAAACTTCACAGATAGATGATAATTTAAGAATAGAAGCTGCAAAAGTTACACAGAGTGTTCAATTTGGATATTGTACCGGTGGTCTTGATATACCACAAGAAATTATGAAGCTTGTTAAAGAAAAGATAGAAAATATAGAAAAGTCTTCATAATGCTTATAGATGAAAAAAGGCTTATGAGAAATTATACTCTTAAGCCTGCTTATCCATCAAACATAGGAGAATTGGATACACAAGAAGTATATAAACAATGGTTTACCTATGCTATGATAGGGGTAAATAAATATGTTGAGCTTTTACATAAACAACTTGTAAGAAAAGGTAGAAGTCAAATTCAAAATATAAACCATCCGCTATTTAAAAATTCGTATATAGTGAAAAAATATAACATTAAAAGTTCTAGCACTGCACCTTATAATAAGGAAAACTATAATGATTTAGGACTTAACCAATTTTTCGTAGGGCAAGATCCATACAAACCTTATCAAGGAGATCCTAGTAGTGAAAATGGAATATATCATGATATTTGCGAAATAAGAACTAATTATAATTTAGGGGGTATGCAGTATTATTATGGTTTTCCAAATAATTTAGCTCTTTTATTTGAAAAAGAAAAAGCTTGGAAATATAATGGAAAAGGATTTTTTTATATTGATGAAAAAATAAATTTCAAAGATATATTAAATAAGGCATTGGAAAATATAAATTATGACATGCTTATAAATGATATAGAAGTGGTTATTTTTTCTCAAACCATCCAAAAAAATAATGAATGGATATATCCTAGTATTGATGATATTAAAATACCAGAAATTAAAGTAGAAAATGTTGAATTTAAACCAACTTTTGGAAAACCTTATAAAAAATTATGCATTGATGTTGAAAAATTTTATAATGATTTTAAAGAATTAAATAAAAATATATTTAGAATCGAAAAAGTAGAAATAACCTATAATGTATATGAGAAAGCACAAAAAACTAGAGAGAGTGATCCGAGTAAAATATATTATACTTTAACAAGCAAAAAGATATCTTTTTTTGAAGTGTTTAACTCAATAAAAGAAAATTATAAATGCAAATATGCAACTCCTTTATGTTTTTATAATAGTTTTAATTTAGTTTGTTATGAAGAACCTTATATAGCTTATTCATATCCAAGTAATAAAAGCTTTGGAAAAAAAGATACAAGTGTTACGTCAAGCGTATATCCACTATATAGAAAAAGTTCAAATTTGCCTTATGGGCGTAGAGATAGATGGTTTGCATTATGGGATAGTTTTTATTATCTTTATGTATATGAAAAATCAAATAAAGGAATTTTAAGCTTTTTGGCACCTATTGTTACTATCGTTTTGGCTGTAGCTACTTGGTGGATAGGTGGACAAGGTGCATGGCTAGGAACATTGATAGGGGTTAGCGAAGGTGTAGCTGCGGGTATCACACTAGGAATTAGCTTAGGTTTAACTGTGGGTTCACTTACTGGAAATAAATTATTTTCAATTCTTAATGCTGTTTGGGGTTTGGTTAATTTTTTAGGTGATTGGAGCTCTAATAGTTGGAATTTAGCTGCAGATTTTGCAAAAAATACAGCACAAGTAGCACAAGAAATGACAACTTTTGAATCAACTTTAAATGTTGTTGGAAATTTGCTAAGCGGTGCGAGTAAAATTTATGATGTTGTTCAAAGCATTACAGCAGATACTCCTAAAATGATGAATGAGCAAAAAGGTAGCGATTTAGACAACAATGAAGGCGGAAATGGGAGTGAAGCTTTGGAATTAGCAAAAGATGCAATTAATCCAACTTTATGGTATAATTTTGAAACTGCAGATATATTAAATGAAAAAATAGAAAAGAAAGAAAAACCTATTTTTATATTTTAA